TATCCTCTTCGTCGTCCAAAGGACTAGATAGATAATCTTGATTTTTGCTTAACGGATTAAAGGCATCGTTAATTTCTTCGATTGTTAGTTTTCCGTCATCAAGATATTCACGGGCTAATCTCTCTGCCACAGATGCGACTGCTAACAATCCAGCCATCGATAAGGCAATCCAAGTTTCAACTCCCATGATTGCTCCAGCACCTAGAGTGCCGAGAGCGCCGACAGTAAAGACCGCAACCATGCGACTTAGAATGTCTTGGAGTTTTTTCATGCGACAAGTCTAGCGGATGTAATTTCCCGTTTTCTTGGCACTCTCGCTTTCTTAGTCTTAGTCATCACCTTAACTCTTTTCTCATTGAAGGCGTTTGCCAATTTATCGGCATCGGGCTTTCCGAGATACCTCGTAGTAAATTGAAGTAGGACATCGGCGAACTCTGCTCCATGGGATTCCCTGCCCCAAACTATGTGATGGGCAATCTCATGAAGAATGATGAATTTATTTCTGCCTGACTTAGTTAATCGAATCAATCGAACAAGTTCCCAATCTCGATGCCTCATCGTGGCATGGTTTCCGCTACCAGCCTCAACGATTATCTTTGACGGATAGACACTCGCCCAAAATGCGTACTGCTTATGGAGTTTTTTAGTTTTCTGATGGGACAGAACTTGATTGACAAATTTCTGTGCCTCTTTGATTGTCATGACCTCGCCCGTGTCATAGAAGCCAGCGAGCCTCTGAGCATCGTATAGGCGCTGTCTTTGACTGTCCCTAGGTTTTGTACCTGCCATCATGCGACCTGCCTCTCTTTGTGTTCTTCTTTAATGTGGCGGTTCAGGCTTTCAAAAGCCATTCCGCTTCTAAGTTGCCATTCCTTTTCACATACTGGACAAATGACGATTCTCATAAGTCCTCCTTTCATTACCCATTATACCAAATGGGGGTTTGGTAATAACCCAAACTTGAGTCGGCTAGGCTCAACTTTCCCGCGACACGCCACGGATTCGCCCGATTAGGTGCCTGAAACTGTCTTTCTTGATTGGCTTTATTAACCCCCGTTTGGTATACTCAGAGATGTCCGAGAGGAGGACGAAATGGAAAAGTGCGTGAAGTGCGGGGTCGCCGTTGAAAAGATGGAAGTCTTTCCAAAAGGCGTTTGCTTGGCTTGTTATGCGGTGGAGTTCGAAAAGAAATTCCAAAGCGCGTTGAAGATTGCGAGGTTCAAATAATGGCTCTTGATTACAAAGGTTTTAAGTGGGGCGAGAGAATTTCTGCCGACCAAGATTCTGTCGATAGATTTCTTCATGAGGGCTTAGTTCCTCAGTCACCATCTGTCGGAGATTTACAGAGCGCCGCTGAATGGATAGCGACATACGGTTCTGAAAATGCTGAAGAGGCTCAAGGATGGGCGAATGTCGTTGCGTTCTTAATTTTGACTGCTGAATCTAAAGAGAAGCGTTCAGTCTTGGCTCAGGCAAAAAAGAAGTTTGCCGAGGCTAATGGAATTCCTGTGTCACAAGTAAGAATTAACAGGAATAACTAACCCTAGTTATGATATACTCAGATTGTCTTAGAGAGGAGACGAAATGACAAAGCAAGAAGGTCGTCCGTTTAACGAGGATGAATTGATTGACCAAATTGGTCGCATGAATATCTTTGCGATTTCAGGTGGTCGAGTTGGAGTTACAAAAAACAACCAAGGCGAAACTGTTGAGGTTGAACTAAAGGTTGGTAAGGGCTATCGAGTTTCAATCAGTTTAGGTTGGGACGATACATGGACAGTATCTCGCCAGTTTGTTCGTAAGGGTGTTGTTTCTGACAAAGGAACTCTTACAGGTGTGTTTGCTGACCAAGTAGGCGAAATTGCTTACAAGGCAAGTTGTTTTGTGAATGTTCAATTTGGAGAGAAGGAGAGTGCATAATGACAAAAATCAAAATCACTTGGAAAGCGTTTGGCGACAAGCCTGAGCGCGGACGCTTTATTAGTAGCGTTGAAGTAGAACTAGCAAAGCAGGTCAGCGATGACTTTAGAATCTGCGAGGCAATCTATAAGGTAACAAACCTTCAGGGTGAACTTGCTGAGTTTGGCGCTTCACTAGCGGAAATCAATCTATGGAAAACAATCGAATCAAAGTTGTCTCCAACTAGAACTCACACATCCCTTTCAATAGGCGATGAGGTTGAGATTGATGGTCGCGCTTATGTCTGCAAAGACCTCGGATTCCAACTATTAGAAAAGGCAGGTGCATAATGAAATTCCTTACTTACATTAAGGCTCCAAACACGACAACTGGAAATCCTCAGCGCGGATGGATTCTGTCTGATGCAACAGGAAACTTTGAACGCTTCATTGACGAGGGCTACGAAGGTCGTGGAGCCATTGCCAAAGAATTATGGAATGGCGCTCAAGAGATAAATAGCGGTTATGGCATCTTGGTTGCATCATCTGAATACAAACGATGGAAGAAAATGAAATCGGAGGTAGCGGTATGAATTTAATCGAGGCTAAGAAAATTGTTGGCAACCAGCCAACTTGGGCTTTGAAGAACATGGTCAAGGCTCTTCAGATGTTGCCGTGGCGCAATACAGCGGAGGATGAGCAAAGACTTCTCGCCGCAAAGATTGTGCTAAAAAATAGAAAGTAATGTAAACTGGGGTTTAATAACGAGAGGAGAAACAATGGAACACGCAATACTTGTTCATTCGCCTGAGTATGCGAATTGGGTTTTTGACCCGACGCATCCAACTCAAGGACGAAGATTCCTCCATGCCCGAAATCAATTTCTTTTGCGAGCGCAAGACCGTCGCTTGAATGTGTATGAGATTGAACCTGAGATGCCACACACCGATGACCTTCATTCGGTTCACGATATGGAATATGTTTACGATGTAACTGTTCGTGGAGAATCAACTGAGTGGAACGGACAACGCCACGACTTAGGCGAACTAGCCAAGTTATTCGCTGGCGGTACTTTGACTGCCCTAGATACTTTGATTGATTTCAAAACTAGATTGGCTGTTCACTTTGCTGGTGCCAAGCACCATGCGATGCGTGACTACTCAAGCGGATTTTGTATCTTTAATGACTTTGCTATCGCCGCTACCAAGGCGACGGAAGAGTATGACCAGCGTGTAGCCATCTTTGATTGCGATGCTCACCATGGTGACGGTACTGAAATGCTATTGAAGAAGAATAAGAATGTTATGACTTATTCAGTTCATGAGTATGGAATTTTTCCAGGCACGGGTTTGATGAGCGATTGGAAACACCGCGCTTACAACTTCCCGCTTGCATCTAAGTCGGGCGATGAAGCCTTGCTATCTGCTACCGAGGGATTCCTTCAGGCTTGCGATGAATTCCAACCTACAATGATTTTTGTTGCCTGTGGTGCCGATGCTTTGAAGAATGACCCGCTCTCATCCCTTGAGTTCACTAAAGAGGGTTACTTCGAATCCATGCGGATGATTAGGGAGCAATACTTCGACCATCCAATTCTCCTAGGCGGAGCGGGTGGTTACCAGCCTGATACAGAAACCCCTGACCTATGGGCGACAGTTGCCCTCGGACTTATGGCGGTTCAAACCGAGGTTGTAAAACCTTAACCGTTACGATTGGTGCCATGAACCCACCAAAAAAACTGCTGACTCAAAACAGCGAGTTAAAGCCTGACGGAATCTTTAACTGGACTCTACCTGCCTTTGCAATAAAATTAACAGATGGAAGTAATTTTAATGTTTGTCCGCAAGCAGGAGCCTGTGCAAGTTTTTGTTATGCAAGAAATGGGACTTATCTGTTTAGCAATGTGCGCTCGCGCCATGTCTTAAATCTTGAATATGTAATGCACTATCCCGAGCAATGGTTCGAGCAGATGTTGGCTGAGGTGCAAAAGCCAAAGATGATTGGCAAGCACATTCGAATTCACGATGCTGGAGATTTCTTTTCTGAAGATTATCTCAACCTATGGTTGAAGATTGCTAGGGCAACTCCCGATGTAACTTTCTATTGCTACACAAAGGAAGTCGCATTATTCAAGAAAGTCGTTGAGCCTGATTGCCCTGCGAACTTTCGTTACCTTTACAGTATGGGCGGAAAGCAAGACCATCTAATTAACAAAGAGACTGACCGCCATGCTGAAGTCTTTCCCGATGATGTCGCTATTTTGGATGCAGGTTATATGAGCCAAGATGCAAGTGACTTATTGGCTATAACTTTGCCGAGCAATAAAATCGGCATACCCGCTAATAACATCCGCCACTTTAATAAAAAATTGGCTGGTCGTACCTTTGGTGATGTGCAAGATGAGATTGACCAAAAACGCAAAGTAAAACTAAGCGGGGCATAATGACAACAATCCTTGCCGTTCAACATCCCGATAAAGTCTCTCTAGGCGCGGACTCACAGGTAACTGCTGGCAATGGAAGAACTGCTAACCATCCTCAGATGGTGAAGATAAGTCAGAAGGGTGATTACATAATCGCGGGTGCTGGAGAATGTGCGCCTTGCGATATTGCTCAACATATATGGATTCCTCCAACTCCTACCGCTAAAGACTGGAATCACCTTTATCACTTTATGATTGCCAAGGTTGTCCCGTCTCTCAAAGCCTGTTTCAAAGAGAATGAATATAAGTGGGACTCCGACGATGATGAAGCAAAGTTCTCTTTCCTTGTTGCTATCGGTGGCGAGATATTCGAGATAGCCGATGACTTCTCGGTGTGCCTAGACTCAAAGGGTTTCTACGGTGTTGGTTCGGGTTCTAGTTATGGAATCGGTGCGCTTTCGGCTGGAGCCTCACTACCCAAGGCGCTCAAGATAAGTTCGGATAACGACGCCTACACATCCGCCCCATTTATTTATTTCCATCAGACAAAGCGAAAGGTTGCATCTTCCACTAAAAAGTAGTATCCTAACTCCAGTTGTATATCCTTACAACAAGAGAGGAATCTATGGAGAATCAACAAGAAATGATTGACCAAAAGTTCAGTCAGATTGTAAACAAGCCAACAATCAAGATGAAGCGTCCACCAGCAAAGTTCCCTGAACTTCGTTACTTATGGGGCGTTACCCTCTTGGGTAGTTTTGTTTTGATTGTTATTAGTTCGGTAGTTACTACGATTATCGAAGCCCTGTAATCCGCACACGCAGATTACGCGGGACTCAAAGTAAGTTGGATTAGGAACGGGAATCACTCGGTAGCAATCAGCCGAGTGGTTCTCGTTTTTCCATATATCGTTCGGGGTCATAAATAGTTAGCGCCTTTGCTATTAAGTGAGGTTGTAAAGTCTTTGCATGATGTCCGCAAAAGTAAAGGTCACCATTTAGAAACGAGGCTCCGACCTTTGCCTTGGCTCCGCATCTATCGCAATTCTCGAACACCTCAAGAGGCGCTTGAACCATTGCGGTCATTTCTTTTTTTTCGACTCAGGTGGATATTTCTCAATCCACTCTTTGATTCTTCCGTCTTTGTAAAGTCTTACTATCCAGCCATCCTTAATCTGCATTGGATTAAATGGGTGTTTTGTTTTAGCGCTTCCCTTTGTCATTACTTGAGGCGCCCTGCATTTGAATCATTGACTGGACCTCCGACAATCCAAGCACGGCAAGTTCTAGCGCTCGCACATTTGAAATCGAAAGCCTCGCAATATCCCAACTCACCAGCCTCGGTTACATCCCAAGCGGTTTGGCGGTTATCTCCTCGGGCTAATCCACCCTCGATACATTGGAGCATCTCGCTGGTTTGGATGAAAGCGGCGCAGTTCCCGCACCGTTGCTTCTTGGCTTCGTCGGCGCTGACGCCCCATTCAGCCCCCATCTTTGCCCAGTAGTCATCATTAGGCTCGGACGGGTTTAGAGGACCGTAGGAAGCCGTTTGGATGGCTTTGGCGCGGTTCTCAAGGTTGGCTCTTACATCCTGAGTCGCGGTTGGGCATGAAGCCTTCAATAGTGCGGAGACTGCTGGTGTAAGAGACATGAGAGAAGCGTATCAGGCGAACACTTGTTCGAATTTAGGCGTGAAAATTCTTTGTGTTTCGGGATGATTTCTAACCCCAGTTGTGTTATACTGGTGTAGTCCTGAGAGGAGGACAGAATGAAGAAAGTCTACGAAGTAGAAGTTAGAGGTCAAAAAGAAAAGTATCACTTTGCGACTAAAGGCGAGGCTGAGGCTTACGCGATAACTGCAACTGCTTGGGTCGGCGGTCAATACAGAATCACAGGAATCTTTATTAACGAACCAATAGGAGAGGTGGCTAAATAATGACTACAACAATCGAGAAGGTAAAAGTTACGCCTAAAGTTGGCGACATTCTTTACTCATCATGGGGCTACGACCAAACCAATATCGATTTTTACAAGGTGGTTAAGGTCAGCGAGTTCTCAGTATGGATTCAACAACTTGGCAAAAAGGTAGTTGAGGTAACTGGTTGGGCGCATCAAGATGTCGTGCCTACCGATTCCTCAGATTACGAAACTAGGGATTGGGATGTGCCTGAAAAGTACATCACAAGAACCTACCCAGTTAAGCGTCACAAGATTCAGCAATCATTCTCGGGCTACGGCGTGAGTTTGAATTCTTTCTCAAGCGCTTTCCTATGGGACGGGAAACCAAAGGGTCAAAGTCAGACTTGCTAGATTATTAACCCCAGTTGTGATATACTGGGGTTGTTCTCAGAGAGGGGAATCAAATGGCTCAGAAAGCAGTCAAGAAGATTGGTCAGTATCGCCTTTACAAAGTAGAGGGATACGGAATTTATGAAATCTACTACGGCACAAAGGCAACTGGTGTTCATGTAGAAAACATCGCTAACAAAGAAAACTTCGAGTGGGCTGTTGAAGAAATCAAGAGAGGCGTTCAACAGGCTGTTAGAGAAGGCTACGGAATAGGAGTGAGCAACTAATGAGTAAATATGAAATTCAAACAAGTGGCAAAACTGTCACAACTGTTCATCACGAAGCAAACACTTCCCTTAGTTTTTCAACTGAGGAAAATCCAGTCAAGGTATCAATCTTTGACAAGGAGTATTTCTTAAACTATGTATACATTGAAAGCGTTTGGGAAGATGGTGCTTATATTCCTGAGCCATACATCAAGGTGAGTTTTGTATCTATCTTGAAGAGTGGCAAGGCTGGAGACAAATACGACAAGCGCGAGTTCGGTATCAAAGATATTGGAAAGTGGATTGTGGGCGAGGAAGATTTATTCAAGTCAATCTTCAAGCAACACGCTGAAACTGTTCAAAACATTATCAAAGAAAAGGCGGTGGCGTAATGGGGTGGGATGTAACTCAGGTCAGTAGCAGAATCACTACCAAGAAATTTATTAACTGGTATCTCAAAAGCACCTACGATGGTGTTTACGAGCCAGTCAAAATCTTCGAGGGCAAGAATGAATATGGGCAAAAGGCTTTCTATGTAGCCCTAAAGAAACTCGAGGATAACTCAATCTTTGCGACTGTCTTTTTAACTCGTCGCAAGAATGGCTCCGTGGCTGTAAAAGTCTTAGGAGAATCAGAAGGTCCTTGTTACTACGAGGCACCTGAATCGTTTATCAATGTTCTAACTCCAGCAAAAACTCTTGAGGGTGCTTGGTGGAGAAACCGATGCCTAGAGAAAGAGGTCGCATAAATGGGGTACACACATTACTTTAATTTCATCGAGATACCATCTCGAGAGAAGTTCATCGAGTTCGCTGAAGGCGTCAAGCAATTAGTGGCTACTGCTCAAGAGGCAGGAATCGAGATTGCCGATGAAGAGTACGGCGATGACAAAATTGTATTCAATGGAGTCGGAGCCAATGCTCATGAAACTTTCTTCGTGAGCGCTGACGGGGTTGATTTCAACTTCTGCAAGACTGCTCAAAAGCCTTACGACACAGCCGTGACTGCTTCGCTCATCCTTGCCAAGAAAATCTTTGGGGACAATATCAAAATTTCCAGCGATGGCGATTGGTCAGATTGGGAAAGCGGACAACTGCTCTATGAATCTGTTTACGACATTCAGCCTGAGAATTTCTTGGGCTGATGCGTAAGTGGTTTATCTATCGTAAGTGTGGGAAACTCAGACTTGCGAAAGTAAGTTACAAAGTTCCCCATTGATTTGATTGCCCGATGGAAATAGGGGCGATGCTTTGAATGACCGAGCGATTCTCATAAAGTGCTAAGAGAACTGCCTCGGCTCTATCAGGAGAAGCAACGCCCCTTTTCTTCATGTCTATCTTGGATTCAATAACAACTCGACCTGAAGCATCCGATGTATATGTTGGACCTGCCATTTGTGACAGCACGAACCTATCTACATTTAATCGAATATCCTGCTTGCCATCTTTAGGTTGAACCATCTGCCTAGCGTTCCACCACATCTCTGCTCTTTGATTCTTGAACTTGGCTTGGTCTTTAGGCTTCTCGGCTACATTGACTCCGATGATGTCAGCGGGTAGCGAGCGCTCTTTGCACCATCTATCCAACATGGAGACAACGCCCCAACCTAATCCGATGGTATCGACCTTAACTCTAATCCTGTCCCGTACTGCTCTCTCTTCGTGAATCTTGATACAGGCTTCAATCTCTCGCATGACAACACCTGCGACATCAACTGCGTTAGCATTTTGCTTACCCGATGAGCGATGGACAATGCTTACCGCTCCGCCATCTAATCGAGCAATAACAAATTCATCTCCACCATCTGATGCAATATCAACTCCCAGTTTAATTATCTTAGATTCAATCGGCTCTTCATTCTCTGTTGCTAACTCAGCCCATGCAAAAGGAATTACCTTGCCTGTACTTGACTTAGGGAACTGAGCATTAACACGGGCTTCAACGAATGGAGAATCCTCACCGAACTCGGAGATAACATCATTAACCCAAGTTTGGTCTACAAGGTGCGTCTTAACTTCGTGGGCTTCTATGTAGTCAGGACATGAGCGACATCTGCCAGTTTCTTCACCCGTAAAGTTTGGTGTGTCAAAGGCGCTAATCGGAATGATGTTGTAGAGAGGACTCGAGCAGATTCTTTCAAACCATGTCTGCTCTGTATCTGTTGGAGGGTTACCGAGGACAAGTAGTTTCGTATTGCCACCCGTCATAAGCGACTCAAGGGCTGTGCCGATTGTGTCGGATAAACCTCCAGCCTCATCAACTACTACAAGCAAGTTAGGTGCGTGAATACCTTGAATTGCTGTTTCATCATGAGCGGCGGGACTAAATCCATATCCAACTACGGTGCCATTGATTTTCCATTGAACTGTATCGGCTTCTCCAGGCAGGTTGTTTTTTGAATGAACTCTTCGAATTGCCGCCCACATAATGTTTCGAACCTGTCGATGTGTGGTCGCTGTTGTAATTGCAACTGCTGTCCCAGGCGCGTGACAAGATAACCACCAAGCAACGGCTCTCGCGGCTAAGTGAGATTTCCCAGGCGCGTGACAAGCAGGAACTACTGTTCTTTTATTTATCAGCACGGAATTAAGAATCTCTTTTTGTTTACTCCATAGGGTTTCATTTAACCCTTGCTCAACAAATCCAACTGGGTCGTTCTGCCATCTAGCCCACGGGTTATCTAATTCAGCATCAAGGATGACCAACAAGGCATGACGCTCATCAGGTGTAAGCATTGCGAGCAACTCAGCCTGTTTGTTTGAATCGCTTTCGAGGAACTTATCAAGAAGTCTCTCGGTCATAAGTTAAGCGCTCTTCGTTTTACGGGACTCGAGGACCTTGGCTATCTTCTCTTGTAGTTCTCCCATGGTGACTGTAACTCTAACCTCTGACACAGAATGGCTCAAGACTTCTTGCTTATCGACTCGACCAAAATCTTCAGGGACTTGACGCTCTAACCACCAAGCCGATGCTTTCCAATCTCCTTGACTAGCGGCGCTGGATATAACTGCAACCTTTTTAGCGATTGCTTCCGCTCGCGCCCGTGTGAGAGACTCCAAAAAATTCAAATATATTTTCTCCTCGGGTTTAGGTTTAGCATCTATCAGGGTTGCCAACCTGTCTCGCTCTACCATTCCACGGCTCATCCAGTTATAGAAAGTGGACTCAGAGATGTTTACCATCGCTACCGCTTTGTTTACTGGCATACCAAGGACAATGAGATTGATTAACTCCTCGCGTTTAATATCATCAAGGAGAACTGTTGTTCCTTTAGGTCGCCCCTTTGGTTTAGCGGGTTGCTTCTTCACTACTGCCGTTGCCACTAGAACTCCTGACCTATGTACCAAAATCCTAATTCAAGCCACCAGTTATATTTCGAAATAGTAAAACCAATGGCGAATCCATTATTTCTACCGTAAAGAATCCAAGACTTGCCTATCTTTTTCTCCATAGGTTTATTCTACCCTCTCAACAACTAGAACAATAGTTATACGCTCGAATGTTATTAACACCAGTTTGGAACTCTTTACCGCAATGGTAACAACTGACAGGCTTTGTTTCAGACTTGCTCTCTAGTTTAGTTATCTCAAATCCTAATAGTTTCATTATTGCTCCTCGGTTGTACACGCTTCAACTGGGATAAATAATAACTCAGCGATGTCTTTCCATCCATAAATAGAATTCGCCCATTCGTTTAAGTCCTCGCTGTGAACTCTCATATTGTGGTCACCGACTCGGATGGTGGTTCGACCCACAGGAATATGACCAGGCTTAGATTTACCCCCTGCGAGAATCTCTGCCACTTCTTCAGAACTAAAGCCTGTTCCCCGCAAGCCCGTACTCATAAGAAGTTTGTTCAACTCCTGTGGGTCGTAGGTTGCCAAGTCAGAGGTTCGATTATCGACGATGAGGATTTTGATTTCCTCAATCTCATCAACATCAACCCAATGAACGGCAATTTTCTCCCACCCCAACTGAAGCGCACCTTGGTAGGTGTGATTGCCCGAAAGAATGTGTTTGGTTGCTTTATTAACTACGATAGGTCGATACTGCCCCATGTGTGTAAGGGACTCAATGATTGCACCGATGTCGCCTTCTCTTGGGTTAAGCGGATGAATCTTAATCTCGTTTATGGAAACTGTCTCTATATCCGTGGCGCTAACTTCAGAGCGCTCGCCGCTTGGCTCAGCCTCAACTGGTTGGCGCTCGGGTAATCCCAATCGGGTTTTGATTGCTTTGAGGGCTTTTTGTTTCGTCGGGAACTCTTCGTATAACTGCTCACGCCAAGCCTTGTAGACCGTACTCTCAACCGTAAACCGCCAAGCGCTAACCTTTACTTCAGGGTCGCTAGGTAAAGGCTTAGAACCGCCCACAGGGTCTTTGTCCTGACCATTCATCAGCCTATCTAAAGTCTCAACCTCGGCTTGAGTGAAGCCCGTTCCCTCGAGTTCAGGAAGTGTGGTCAATAGACTCTTGAGTAACGGTTCGTTATATGTTGCAAGGTCAGTCAGGCGATTATCAGCCAACACAATCCTGCGAGCGCTCTCTTCATCTACCTCGATATAAGTTATCTTGATTTTTTTCCAGCCGAGTTTCTTTGCCGCTTTGTAAGTGTGGTTACCAGCCAATATGAAATTCGTTCCATACTGAACAACAATCGGGCGATATTGACCATGGGCTTTGAGTGACTGAGCAATCGCTTCGATGTCACCCCTGCGTGGATTGGTTGGATAACTCTCAAGGGTATTGAGAGCAACTGAGGCAACTTGTCCAACCTTTATGTTTGCTTTCACTTAATGTATATCCATGCTTCGAAATTGAAGAACTTCCAAAACATTGTGCCTACTGTGAACCCTGCGTTCTCTGCCAATATCTGATTTCTTATTGATGAGTTCACCTTCATGATAGGTCGAAGGTCGCGTTCTTTGTTTAGTATCTCATCAGCGCTAAAGGCTTTGCGCTTGAAGTCATAATGAGCGCCGTGGATTACTTGCTCAAGTTCGCCTGATTCTTCTCGGACTTTCTCAGCCCATATAAAAGCCCCACCCTCAACTAAAGATTCATAGATAAGGCTCAAGATGTTTGGTCTGTCCTCGTATGGGAGGAACTGAAGTGTGAAGTTTGAAAGAATCAAACTTGATTTACCAAAAGTGTTGAAGGCTCTCAGGTCTTTGCGAACATAAAGAGTTTCATCATGGGACTCAGGTAAAAGATTATCGGCTATATCGATTCCAATTTTCTTGCCACGGTGAGGAAGTCTTTCTAAAAGTTTGCCAGTTGAACACCCAAGGTCAATCACCTGAGTATCTTCGGTCATGAAGTATGTACTCAAGTCACAGATTGCTTCAGTTAGCGTGTGATAGTTCGGAATTGACTGAGCAATATGCTCATCAAAGTTATCGATAGTGTCAAACGAGAATGGCTCAGTAGAATTCATGAAGCCGTCTACCAATCGCTTCCACAACAGGAATTGTGATTGTGCGTCCGCATCGTTCGTATCTCTCGGAATCTGAAACTCGTCGTCCGTCATCGTAGAACTCCGTCCATCCATCAGGTAACCCTTGAAGGCGCTCGCACTCTAAGGGAGTTAATTTTCTAATCGCAAAGCCATCCTCGTCCCCAATTTGAACTCCATGACGGTCTTGCGCTGTTATCGTGTACATAGGGTCGCCATCATCTTTAATGAGTCGCCCGTTTGGTGACTTGTTTACTCTCGCTACATCAAGAACTGGTCTCACATACGGAACATTTCCGCCTCCTGTTCCCATTTGTGCTGTCAGCGTTGGAACAACTCCCTCTGTATAGGTTCTCATTTCTTTATCTCTTCGAGATTCTGTTTGAACTACATACTGCCTAGCGTTACCGCCTTTGTAGTAATGAGCATCTAGGGTCGGAGAAATGTTGGAGAAAAGCCCCTCCCTTCCTTTTCGTTCTTGCGTGTTCGTTTCATCATTGCTTCTACTTGCTCTGCCGATAGGGAATACTTTTGGTCGGGGTTTTCCTCTAAGATGTCCGATAAGGAATATCCTTTCTCGGTGTTGCGGGACGCCGAAATTTTGGCTGTCAAGCAATTCCCATTGACAGTCATACCCCATGCCATCCAAGACCTCGAGGATAATTTCGAAGGTTCTTCCTCCGTCGTGATTGAGGAGTCCTTTGACATTCTCAAAGAGTAAGTACGGTATCCCTTTGTCACGAGCGAGTCTAAACATTTCAAAAGCGAGTGTCCCGCGGGTGTCATCCAAGGAGAACCCTGTTCGTTTTCCTGCAACTGAAAAAGTCGCACAAGGGAATCCTCCAACGAGGAGGTCGGCATCAGGAATGTCTCCAGCGGAAACATCTCTAATGTCTCGTCCGTCGGGTTGTTCTCCGAAATTTCGTGCATAAATACTCCTAGGTCTCTCTAACCATTCGTTAGCCCATACACACTCATGACCAGTTCTTTCAAGTCCGAGTCTGAACGCACCAACTCCTGCGAATAACTCTATGAACTTCATTAGACAACAGGTTTCGCTGGTCGTCCTCGTCTGCGAATTAGTTTGCCTTGAGCATCGTACTCAGGTGTACGAGAAATATCATTGCGGATGATTTTGTAAATCAACTGCTCGGATACTCCCATTGCTTCAGCAATTTCACGATAGGTGATGCGCTGTTTACGAAGTCGAAGAATCAACTGCTTACGGCGTTTACCTAAGTCTTGAATCTGTACTTGATGGGTGCGGATAGCATCGGTAAGTAACTTAACCTCGTCAAGTCCTTTGCCGTCTAACTCCGTTGCTTCCATTACTGTACTCATATAACTTCTCCCTCTTCGAACAGGCGTTCGACTGCATTATCAAACTTAACTTTTTTCTGCATCTGACCTGCGGTTGCAATAAATTCCAACTCTATTTTCATCATAGATTTTCTATACGCAATTAACATTGCGATATAAAACGGCAGTATAAAAAAACTAGCAATCGCTAATCCAACTACTGTCCACATTAAATCCCAGTTCATATTGTCCTTTCCTTCTTAACTCCTCGTATGTAAACGACTAAAGAATTTTTATCGTTCTGTGGTGGCAAAAAAATTAACGACTTCACGAACTTTGAAGAATCATCAGGAAGAACTCCCGCGTCTACAAGTCCGTCAATCGCCGCTTTCGCTGAGGGATTACACGCCCCTACATCTTGTAAACGACCACCTTTCTGATGTGGTTCCACCGTAACGGTAATCCACGCCATAGGAGGTATCTTCTCATATTTAGCCAAGAGTTGAAAACCCGCTCGCCAAGCCTTTGTCTGTGCCGCTTGCTCCCACCGATTGCCAGCGCGTTCAGCGTTGGTGAGCCAAGGTCGCTGATTGTACTCAAGACGATAAATCGTCTGCTCGGCTTCATCCATCTGACAAAAACATTCCATGACTTAAGCATGAGGGTTTGTCCTAATCATGTCCAGTTGGGTTTTCTGTCCGTAGTTGTCGATATTCCACCAAGCACCAGTTTCATCTTGAAATGGAATCTCTTCAGCCGACTCAACCTTTTGAATGAGGTATCCAAGTTCACGGGCTTTGGCTCGATTAGATTCAACCCAACCATGACACCCGCTAGTTCCAGTACCACAAAGAACAATTAGATTCGCTGATTCATGGAGCATCTCATTCTTTGAACCGCCCATCATGCGAGGTCGTCGATGATGAACTGACATTGGAAAACCTAAGAAATCTCGATTACATCTTTCACACTTATAGAAAGCACGGGCTAAGACAACCCATCTAATTTCTTCAGATACTCGGTTAGGTTTAGATTTTGCCATTGGAGTCTTTCATCTGCGATGGCGTCCAAGCAAGCAGGGCATACCTTTGACGCCGTTTGAACCGCCATCTGCTGTACCAACCTACAAATTGAAACATCCTCATGAGTTAGGTGCCACCGTTCCATTATCATTTTCCAACGGAGCATCTCCACCTCGGTTCCACTTTTGTAGCAATTCTTTTTTTAACTGGTCAATGTATTCGGGTGACGCTTTTTTCTTTTCTAATTCTTGGTACTCAAGAGACATCAAGCGTCCGCGCTCGCGTTCTCTAGCGTCGGCTAGTCTACGACGCCATTCCCGATTTATGTGCGATGGAGTAATGGCTGTGTCAAGGTTTGAGTAATGCCAAGAAACAATTTTCTTTGCTTCATCCAAAGGCACATCTGTATCCAAAGACTCAGCCCATGCTCGAACCTTTAACT